ACCTTCTGTGTAATGCAATGCTTTAGGCTTACCATCTTGTGGTTCATGATACCATCCAACTAGCCAATTCCATTCATGACTGATTGCTCCTATCTCTTCGTCTTTAAGCCAACTAAAGCGATGCATAAACTTACCAGTTTCTTTATTAACCATTGAAGGAATAACCTGTTGATTGCTAGGATGTTCACAGTTCCATAACACCATTGAACTCCAATTCTTTCTTGGATATAGTGTTTGTTGCTTACCATCCATCTTTACACCTTCTTTGGGTGTGTAGTCATGATGCACACACATTACAGCATACTTGTCATCTCGCTGTGCAAACACTTTGTCAACATCGTCTAACCATAAAAAATCACAGTCGCAAAACAATGCCCAACCTTCGTAATTTTGTAGATGAGGAATAAGGAATCTAGTAAAAGTAAATTCTGTACTACTTAGACTGTCTTCACCTCTAGTATAAATGCCTTTCTTTTTAAGTTCGTTGAGTTTTAAGTATTTTATATCAATTGGTTCTTCTGTTGTATGACGTAAACTATGCTCGCAAACATCACTAGCGATTTTTTCTCTGGTATCGTAACCAATATATACGGTATTCATTATTCTTGTTGTCCTTCCTTGCCATAGTTTTCATCAACACCAATACGCATGATATCCGTTTCAACGCATTCTTCTCCGTGTTGAACTTCTAGTATATGACAAGGTTCTTGGTAAGGATTTACTCCTTGATGCCAAACTTCACTACCTATATCATAGCCTATACCTAAACTATTCAAAACTTTTTCATCGGGTACATTATTTAACAGTGTTAGGACTTTGCATTTGCCTTTAAGCACATACCACATTTCAGAACGTTTGCTGTGCTTCTGCATTGATAGTTGTTTGCCTGGTTCTATAACCAGTTCTTTGACTTTAATTCCTTTTCCTATAGTGTATAGATCTCTGTACCAACCCCATGGTCTTACTACTTTAGGATGTTTAAATTCATCTAATATCCAACTGCTGGAATTCTTTTTATCTTCTCCACCGACCCCAAATACAAACTCTACTTGCGGATCATCACCATACATAACAAGTTCTGGAATATTTTTTACACTGCGATCGCCGCCGTTAGCAAAGATTATTTTTGCATCTGCTCCAAAGATTTCTTTGCATTTGAATATAGCACCGCCTGCGCCTTCATCGCTGTCATCAAAATCAATACAACCACTAACCATACGTAAGTTGCTTACAATAGCAACACGTTCTTTAAGTGGCATAAAAGGTTTACCCTTCTTACGGGTAAGCCAAGCATCTGAATTAAGGCCTACTATTAATTCGTCGCCGAGTTTTGCCGCGGCTTCAAAGTAGGCAATGTGTCCTGAATGTAGTGGATCAAAGCCACCTGTTACCAATACGATTGTTTTCATACTGGTATTTATATACGTAGTTAATAGGAGATAAAAATTAAGAGTGTAACTGTATTTCTGATAATTTAAATTTTGGTTCTTCTAAAATTGTATGAATAATATTACAATTATGTTGAATATTTTTCCGTAATGAAAAAATAAGTCTTGTATTTTTGTGCATATGTTTACTAATTAAATCCAAATATGTATCTATAGGATAATGGAATCCGCAAGAAAGATAGGAGCATATTATATCGAATTTTTCATTACTTTCGTACTTTTTTATATCATGTAATGAATAATTCTTTAAATGTACACTTTGAAAATACTTGTCTAAAGTTTCTAAATTAGTGTAAAATTTAAAACTGTCCTTGTTACCCCATCCATTCTTACGACCATCGGTTTCATTACTGTCTAATAATGTTATTTTTGTGTTATATTTTTTATTGAATGCAATAGATTCGTATGCTATTCCGCATCCTATGTCTAATATATTTTTTGGTTCAAAATTTAAATATTGATCTATAACTTCGAACTGTTTTTGTTTTTTTTGGCGATAATCTGATTTAAGCCAACGAGAAATATAACTCATTTTGGAAACTTTGTTTTATTATATACACGTTGCCAATAATCTTCATTACAGTAATGTAAATTAGAACATGACTTAAAACGTTTATTGTATTGAGTATCTACTACTCCTATGAATATTTGTCTAGGAGGACCAAGTGCAGGAGGCCCGGGATTTGTATAATATACATCTTCAAAACCTGCATCTTTTAACCAACTATTATAACAAGCAGATGTAGCACCTGTCCAGTTTGAAATAGGTCCAAGTTCTGATGTTCTATAAAATTTAGTTTCTGCTACTTCTTGATCTGGGTTATTAATGTCAACAAATGTTTCAAACATAAAAAAACCTTTACAAACTTTTCTCATGTTATCAATAGCAAGCAATGGGTGTCTTAAATGATACATTAATCCGTGTGCAAAAACAAAATCAAATTCTCCTTTTGCATCATATATACTTTCTTTTTTAACAACAACTTTACTGTTTAAATTACTATGATGAAAATCAAAGACTTTTCTTCCACCTCGAGATTGATTTAAATTATCTATCCATTCCCAATCTTTATTGTATCCCCAATCATAATCTTCACCTCGTTCTACATCACTGGCTTCTACATACTCTGCACCTTGCATTTCTGCCCAAAATGCCCACCAACCTTCATCGGTTGCAATATCTAAAACTCTTTTACCTTTAAAACTATAATTAGTTATACCAAGAAAGTTTGTCCATAAAGTAAAATCTTTTCTAGCATCATATGTCGTACCGTCTGGGTACGTTATTTTCATTCTAAATTTTTTTGGAGTATTAAATTGATGCATCTTCCATTCCTGCTACACGTAACTTAGTAATGTTAGTTATCTGCCATTGCTTCATGTCAATGCCCTTCATGACTCCTAACCATTTGTTACGCAACAGGGCAAACTCGTTGATAATTTTTTCAAAATCAACAACGTCTGCTTCGCCGTCTACGTATTTTTCAACGTCACGACTACTTAATGCTCTTTGATAGTTTTCTAAATACTGTTTAAAGAACTTGCTACGGGTTCTTCGTAATTCAATGTTTAGGTATTCTAGAATTGCTTCAATCTCTTGCAACTGACCAAAGCGTTGTTCAACTACACCAGGTAAGTTGGCCGCTTGTTTTTCTAAGTTGCCAAACAGTCTAGTTTCTTTACGTGCTTCTTCTAGTTCGCCTTCATACCATAATATAGCATTAGGTATATTTGCAATATCTTGAGTAATCCTAGAATACCAATTCATTTAATCCCACTCTTCATCGTCACTGCTATATTCATCGTCGTCCCAATCGTCAGCGTCTTCGTCTCCGCGTTTGCCCTGTAGATCTTCGACTGCTTCTCCTAGATAAGGATCTTCAGCACCTACAGCATATAAAACGTCTTCGTCAACACCGTTGTCTTGACACCACTTAACAAATTGCATTGCTAATTGTTCTTTATTACCCTTGGGTACATATTCAGAAAATATGTCCCAAAGGTCAATTAGTTGATCTTCACTCATCTCCATCACTTACTTTTTCCTCGATAGTTGTACTAACTGCTTCTTCCGGTTCGTCTTCCGGTTCTACAGCATCTTCGTACTTATGCCTAATCTTAGAAAAGTCGTCCATTACGAGTTGAAGATTTTCGCCTGTCCAGTCCTTACGATAGTTTAGAATTTCTTCATTGCGACTGTTGACAAACTTTAGTCTGTTACCTTGTTGTGTTAGAAGACCTTGTTTTTCAAACAAATCTACTAGTCCACTATAAGGATCCATACCTGTTTCATATGGGATTTTTACTTGTACGCCTTCAAAAGGTTTTGCGTAACGTGTTTTCATTACCTTACATGCGGCTCTGATACCACGTACATCTGTTACCTTTTTACCGTCTTCATCTTCTTTTAGTTTCAACTTTTTCATTGCTACTACAATAGATGAAGCATACACAAATCCTTGTCCACCACTGATTTTGTCATCAGGATCAAACATGTCTTGTGATGCGTATGTGTGATTTGTACACACCATACCTACATTGTAAGCACCAAACATATTAACACAGTTACGTACAAGTGCCGTAAGTGCTTTAGGTTTTCTACCCATATCACCTTTTAGGTCACCCTTACCAAACTGATCAACATCGGTTGGCGTTAACAACATACCTAGTGAATCAACAACAAACAG